TTAAATCTCTGCACATGCGTAGCAGTTAATCTCTAAACCTACGGCTACTTCTTTTATAATTGGTTTTTTCCACATGATATATTCTCCTTTTAAATTAATTATGATTGGTCAGTAAAAGCAGGTGCATCAGCTCCTTGTTGACTACCCCAAATGTACCAATTAGTACCATCTTTTCCTAATATATTAATATCCATTAAACCAAAGTCTGTTAAAGTTAATATAGAATTAGAATTACCATCAGCATAAATACTTGCAGGTGTTCCTGTTATATGAGTAACACCACCTATAAAGAAGTTAGCATCAGCTCCTGTATCAATAATAAGATTTTCAGCTTCTTCTGCTGCTCCACCATATATAAATTTAAAATACATTCCTGCAGTTGGTGTTGGTAAAGTTAAAGTTCTATTTCCTCCTAAAGCAGGTACTACGTTTGTTCTTCCACCATGTGTTGCTGCTGTTATATTAGCATCAGCATCAGCTAAAAGAACTGGTGTTATTAATACTCCACTTGTACCAGTAAAAGATAATGAACCAGAAGTAGATAAATTACCACTTGAATCAATATCAAAATTTGTAGTAGCTTCTCCATAAGAATTTAATGTTATTTGTTCGAAACCATTCTCTGCTCTAATGGGTCCTTTAAATGTTGTGTTTGCCATATTTTAGTCTCCTTAAAATTAAATCTATCGTCTTGGCTTGTCTGCTAGGGCAGTCGATAGGTATATAAATCCCTAGTTAAAAAAAAATTTAGTTTGGATAATCAGTTAAAGAACCTGGATCTTCTCTTAAAACCCTAGTTTTTCTCATACCTGAAGCACCATTTTCTACAGATTTTGTTGTAAAATCTCCAAAAGTATCCTTACCATTAGGAACATGACTATTAGAACCAAACTTATTTGTAGAATTTTTATCTACAACGTGAGTAGGGTATCCGTCTGTAATTCCTTTTTGATCTATAGGATAATGTATTCCTGCATTTTTAGGCATCAGCTTTCCTCCTTCATGTTAGTTGACATACTATTTAAAGTTTCAAGAGCTTTTATTTTTTCTTGACTTTGAATTTTATCAGCTTCAATTTGAACTCTATTTTCTTCACTTGTTAATTTAGACATTAAATCTAAAGCTTTCATTTGTTGTTTACTTAATCTATCAGCTTCTGATTTATCTACTTTTATTTGTTGAGTTTCTTTTCCTTGAGCTGTTTTTAATAACATCTCTGTTTGTTTTAACTCTATTTCTTGAGCATCTAAGGTTGCTTGAGCATTATCTTTTGCAGCTTGTAATTGTAATTTTTGCATATCAAGTTCTACACGTTTTTGTTCTAGCTCAACCATTTGTTGTTCTGGAGATTGTTGTTTACCCATAGCCATGTTTGCATTAAGAATTTCTTGAGCAGCTTCAGCCATAGCTCCTTGTACAACAGAAGGATTTTGTGCTTGTTCTGGAGAAACATTTTGTTGTAGTTTTTGTTGTGTTAAACCATTCATTTGTTCTTGATATTTCATTACAGAATGTTCTTGTATATTAGATGCTAGTATTGGTTGTAGTCTTTGCATAGTTGGACTAGCACCATTCTTTGGATCTTGTAGATATGCCATCTTAACTTGCATATGTGCTTCATGATCTTGTCCAGCAAAAGCAGCAATAGGTACACCTTTAGATGCTGCAAGAATATCTGAAACAGGATCCATAGCTTGAGGTTCTGGTTTAATTGGAAGAATCTCATCTATGTTTGGCATGTTAACAGCATTTAATATTGATCTATTTAAAGCTTCTAAGTTAAACATTCCTGGTGGAGATTGTTGTGCCATTTGTAATGTCATTTGTGATAGCATTAATCTGTGAGCATTAGAAGGAATATTAGGATCACTTACAGGAATAATATCTACTTTGCCATCAAAGTCTTCTTTAAATATATTTCTTTCAGCCATTGGAACATCATAAGGATATTCTTCTGGTAGATAATTAAAATCAATATCAGCTAATAATTTAAACTCTTCTCGTTGCGACTTGTGTAATCTTTTATGAATAGCAGAAAAGAATTTACTAGACGCTTCGAGAAGAGCCATGGTTGTTCCGACTGGTCCATAAGAAGCAGCATCTGCAACAACTTGTTCTGTGCTGTCTGCAAATTTTTGTCCAGCTGTAGTCATAAAGCCGAGCATTTGGAAGAGCGTTTGGGAAGGCTCTTTGTAAGGGAGAGGTACAATCGCCTTTGAAAGGTCAATACCAAGTGCTTCTACTTCTTTAAACTCACCAGGAGCTATAGGATCGTTGTCACCAACCATACGAACTCCTTTGGCTTTAAAGCCACCAGGAAGGTTCGCAAACTGTCCTGCATCTACTAGGCTACGCATAGCTGCTGTAGCAGTCATGGTTATGTTACCTAAGAAATGCATTAAACCTAAACCATAAAAACTAAAACCAGGTACAAAACGATAGTGAACAAAATGAATGTTCTTTTCTTTTGTTGGATCATTAGGTTTAAAGTTTCTACGTATACTTAAAACTTGTCGTGATTCTTCTTCAATAGTTACAATGTAAGGAAGAGACTCACCTTCTTCACTTTCAGAATCAGCTATATCAAGATAGCAATGTTGTTCTAATAATGTGTATTGTGGATCAGAATCAGCAGTAGGAGATAATCCTAAGATTGTATCCATCTTTTCTGATAAAGGTGTTAATGTAGGATTAGTTGCTTCAGGTAAATCTAAATCTAAATATAATCCATTACGAATTTCTTTAGCTAAATCTACAGGGCTTCTATAAACAATATGTGTATAACGATCTGCTTTTCTTAAATTACTTGCATAGTAAGAAACATAGAATTGATCAATAGGAACAAATTCTGAAACAGGACGTTTTAATGTTGCATCATAATAAACTTTTTTAAAGGCTGAACCAATAAGAGGAAGATGAAAAAGCATTCTTTCAAACTCATCAAAGTATTCAGGCATTTGCTCTGTTACTTGATAGTTCATAAAGTCTTGTACTCTGTTTGCTTGCATTTCTTTTTCAGGTGTTACTTTACCTAAGATCTGAGCTTTAACTGGTCCTTTAGAAGGGAATAATTCTTGAGATGCTTTTGATTGAAACTTAACAGCTGATTCAATAAGTAAAGGATGCACAGCTGTACATGCTCCTTCAAATGGTTCGGAAGTATCTTGTATCTTTAAACCAAGAAGGTCAAACCCTCTTTCAAACATAGCTTCCCATTCAGCACGAGATTCTCTATCAGAACTAAAATCATCTAGGACAACGGATCCTATTTGTTGTAATTCTTCTTCATCCATGTTCTCTGCAAGATTACCATACCATTCTTCTATTTCTATAGAAGCTCCCATGCCAACAGATTGATCTTCAGAAAAATCTACAGTTATACCACCATCATCTTCTAATTGATAAGTAGGGGCTGTTCCTTCAGCAGTTTCTTCTTGTTGTGGCATAGGGATAACATTTGTTACCTGTTCTACCATCTGTTCATAAGGATTCTTTTCAGTAGCCATTCCTTATCCTTTCATAATAAATACAATTAAACCTCTCTGAAAACATTATACACTTAATATCTCCAGTACGCAACTTTTTTCTTTCTTGGTTTTTCATCATCCCACTCTGGATCATCTGGATGGTACAAATGCCATGAGTCTTTCATGTAATGCACAGCCATTGTTAAAGCATCTACCTGATCATCATGAGCTGAGTTTGGAAACTGTAGTAATTCTGTAAGAAGATCATCAGACCATTTTTTATTTTTTGGTAGCCATACTCTTCCTGCTTCCATTAGGGGGGATGCAGCATACACTCTAGAAACTTTATCTCTATCTGGTGTATATTCTTGAACAGGGAGTCCACTTCTTCTCATATCTTGTATTAATGATTGTCCTGATGCTTTCTTTTCTATGATACATACGTCAGGCATGTGTTTTGAATAGAGTGCTTGGGAAATACGCCTTAACTCTGGGTACTCGAAACGTCCTCTTACGTTTCCTAGCATGATTAGGTTAGAAGGAAACCCTTCTTCTCCTACTGCATTTTGATCATACATGGTAAAAATTCCCCATGTCTGAATAACAGAGTAGTCTGCAGTTGTTCTTGTAGAAAATGCTGTATCATACGTCTGTATTATAAAATCACAGGGAGGTGGTTCAGGAGAATCCCACCATTGTATCCACCTTTTCTTTATTAATCCACCTTCTTCTGGTGTTGGGTTCTGCATGTAGAGAGCATTCCAGTATCTGCTGCCATTTGATGCTTTAATCTCCATCTCATCT